CATCTTCGACAACGTCACCTAGCTCAATCTCAAGGTTTTACCCTTAATCTCAAGCATGGCAAGTCTATCTAAGATGATTGGTGTTTACACGATTGCAGAGCAATCCTCTGTGATCGAAGGGGCACTGGGCGCCCCTCCGGCAAGCCCCGCTGTTATGGAGCTTGATTCCTGCAGAAAGATAATCCGGATGGTTCATCAGTCGGAAGCCTTGTGGGCTGAAAACTGGACCAAAAGGATACTCGGTGATAGTGGTTTAATCACCGAGATCTTTGCAGGTTATCGAAGTTTCCGAAACAGTGAGACCATGGCATATGATACCACGACCACACCGTTTGAGAACCTTCTTCGTAGCACAAGGATGATGGAGTGCTACGCTTCATGTCTGACAGAATATCAAGTCAGATACGAGATTCGAGGTTCCAAAGGCTTCCCTTTATTGGGCAGCGCCTCTGGGAGAGGAATGAGATGCAATTTTTGGGTCCTAACCGACTCTGAGATTGCTAGGGCAATAGGCTTCTTTTGGCATGCCGCCGACCTTGGTGTGCTAGAAAAGTCTTTAAAGTACTTAACCGCACACCTTCTCGCGGTTGCACTTAGGCAAAAAGAACTGCCTGCAGCTCCAAAATGGGTCTCAGATCTTGAGGAGTATAAGTACATCTTTCCTTGCCCTTCTTACATTGAATGGTGGAAGTCGGTTTTGCAACGTAAGCGCTTGCGCACTTTTGCAGCCACTTTCGCCTACAATATCTATCAATGTAAGAATGCCTCCCTCCCCCCTTCGAGATCCTTCGTTGACGCCGCTCTCGTCAAGCACAAAGAGATTCTTTGTGGGCCACACGTTGATCCTATGACGGATGAAAATCCGCTTTCGGAGAAAATGGAAAGTTCCATTCAACGAGCAGTCCAGGAGATCTTTGGTTGCAACTCATACACAAAAAAGATCGTGGATGACTTGGGGAATGAGAGTTACATCGAGCGTCACCCCCGTAGTGAGCACCTACCCCACAATAAGTTCCCTTCACTGGGCGCTTCGGAGTTTGTAGGACGTCACAACGGAGGAGCATACGGAGAGATTTCTTATGAGGTTAATGGAAAACGAATTGAGTACATAAAGGAGACAAAACAAACGATCTACCGACTACCAGGATTCCCTGTGTTCCTTGGTTTTGCCAGACACCCTAAAAAGGATTATCTGGTCGAACCTGTCTACGGGTCAATTGACCCCGAAGACATGTATGAACTCGAGGAAGCTTCACGCCAATTCGCCTTTTCAGGTGAATCGGCTTTTGGCCCCTCTTATCCATACGTTAAGGAACGTCATGAATCCCTATCTTACCTAAACAAGATCATACAAGGTGAGATTCTCGTGGGTCCATTAAAAGACCTGGACCCTCTGGACTATCCACAGCTGACTGAGATTCAGTTGGACTTACTGAAAGAACATTTAGTTCATTCTTGTAAGTTTGATAAAGATCAGGAACGGTGGGAGAACCAGAGATCCGCAAGAGGTAGAGTAAGAGCTACGGTAGTTCCACTCCTAGAAGCGTTTAAGGTTAGGACAATCACAAAGGGTCAAGTTGAGCAGTATCACCTTGCTCGTCGTTGGCAGTCTGAGATTTGGGGACGGATGTCTCGTTTCTATAACGCCCAGTTAATCGGGCGCCCATGTTCTGCAGAGTTCCTTACGGAACACGTATTGCAGCATCCATGGAACGAGGGCATCAATCGCAAGGAGGCCTTTTATGTGTCTGGTGACTATGAGTCAGCCACGGATCTTTTGAATCCGTGGTTGTCTACACTATCGCAAGACTACATTTCGAAGGCACTTGGCATCCCACTTGAAGACCAATCGGTCTTACTCAACTGTCTGACAGGGCATCTACTCAACTATGACGGGGGAAACATGACAGAAAGGGAATACGAAAGACAGACATGGGGACAACTAATGGGTTCGCCTACTAGCTTCCCCGTACTATGTCTAATAAACCTAGCTGCCACACGTCTCTCATATGAGATCAGAGACAACAAGAAGTACCGTCTTCGTGACCTACCTATGGTAGTTAACGGAGATGATATTCTCTTTGTGGCACGAGATTCCCAACACTACAAGTTATGGAAAGAGATTACAGGTTTCTGTGGTCTCAAATTCTCCGTCGGAAAGAACTACACCCATAAGAGATTTCTGGTCATCAACTCAGAACTCTACCGAGTGACAAGATCCTACCAAGCGAAGAGGTTACCCATCGTTAATTATCGTCTTATCTACGGAGGAACAAGATCTACTCCGGATGGACTCAGTCTCAGACCTGTGGACCACAAATCCGCAACTGAATCCATTAGGGTAAGATTCGACGAAAACCACTTTCAGGCATACCATGACTACCACATGCCTATTACGGCAGCTGAGGAGATTCGAGAGAAGCAATTCTCAAAAGATCCGAAGTTAGCTAACCTCGAAGATTTGGAGTTGCAGGTGGCAATCAGATCTAAATTGGCGTTTTTCACATACCAACTTGAGAGACCCATGAGAATCGAGGCATATAAGAAGTGGTTTCTAACCCTCCCAACACGCCAACAGACCTTCATCCAACAGGTCAGGGGGGATTATGAGATTAACGATGAGGAGATGGAGCCGGTGATGGCCCTTTTTAGATCTGTCCAATTCCGTCTTTGGCGAACTTATAAGAACGAGTTCCCCAACGAACGTGATAAGATTATCTCTAATTATCTACCGCGTGCACTAGGTGGTGTCGGTTTTCGACCACCCCTGTACCACATTTTTACGCCCTTAGATCGGGCGCTCGCTCAAACCCTCAAGGAAAACCCAGAGGGGGCACTGGAGTTTCAGAAGTGGATTACCCCTGGTATCCAATCATCCGATATGATGAAAAATCTTAACGGAGAAATTGGAAGAATCAGGAATAAGCTACAACTCGAAACAACGTACATACCCATCCCTGAGTGGGATGAGTTCCTTGAGCGAAATGGGATTGAAGATCTTTCGTCCCACTATGGTACAGGTATACTCTATGCGTTCGCTGACGTTGATGCGCATATCAGTCACGATATCTTCGAACAGGCGTACGAAGATGCTCGTCGTGATATGAATTATCGATTTACAAAGATCAGATCGGTAATGAGAGCCGCGAAGGAGAGATTGAGCAGATGGAAGGGAGAGAAGGGTGGTATCATGAAAGTATTGAAGGGTGTCACGAAGATATCCGACGAAAGTTGGTTTCTTCGAGTCCATCGGACACAGCCAATACTGCCATGAGTCAAATGAGG